ACAAAAATGCTTGAAAACCCACTAAAATCGTGATATGAAATTAAACATTTCTTAAAGTTGGCATGATTGTGAAGAATGGCTTAATTACAACGAAAATAACGAAAAACGTTGATTTTAAGCCATTTTTCAAGTGTTTAGTTAGTGCATATCGAACTGTTTAAAACATAGATAATTCGATTCCGTTAGTAACACATTAGTAACAAACTTTTATCTTTTCGATTTCTTCTCTTAGATCTTCAATGGTGCGGTGACCATACTTTGCGTTTGTAATATCATTCCCAAAGCTATGTCCCATCATTCTCTTGCGGTCATTTTCATTTACGCCGTATTTTTCACAAAGAGCCGAAAATGTGTGTCGGCAGTCGTGAGGGGTGTGCTTTTCAATTCCTAATTCCGACAGTTTATTTGACATGTCTTTTAAAAAACTGCTGTATGTACTTGGAAATATACTGCCTGCTTTTAGCCTGCGTTTGACAAGAGGCAATATGGCGGAGTGGATTGGGACAATGCGGTCTTTACTGGCTTTCGTTTTTATGCCACCCTTAAAATATGTATCTTTTAGATTAATCTCTAAGTTTTTGTACGCACGGATCCGGAACCCGGAATAACACATAATCAAGATAAATTCTACAATTTCATCGCCTTTGTTATTCCATAAAATTTTAAGGTCGTTATCAGTAAATGGCACACCGGATTCATCGTCATCCTCTTTATTGATTTTAATGTGCGCAGAATAGTCTTTATCGCATAATTCATAGATGTCCGCATAAGCATACATTTGCCGGAATAGATGTACAATTAACTCCAAAGAAGAGTGTTTTAGAGGGCAGTTATCTACCACAGATTGCAGATCATCGTGTCTCAGCTCCCTAAATGGGCGGTCGTGCAGAGCTTTGGCATTTTTAAAGGCTGCCTGAATTGAACGCTTACTCGATTCAGATAATTTCTTTCCTTTTTCATTTTCAAATTTATACTTCCAAAACTCCTTATACACTTCTGCAAAAGTCTTTTCCGGCTCCCTTTTCTCTTCGACAATCCCTTGCGCTTTGTTATAGTCTGCGAGTAAGCGCTGCGTGATGATTTCAAGGCTTTTCTGGTCACTAGGCAGGTCTATATCCCTTTCGTCCCCTTTCGTGTATGTGCCAGCTTTATATGATGTTAAGATGATAAATCCTTTCATCCAGTCGTCCACATAGCATAAGGCTTTTGGAGTAATCGGGACCCCCTCATCTGTGTAGTCGGTAACTGGTGGATGCACGGCATAAGGATTCCGACGGTTCTTTCCGAGGTACTTAATTGAGCCATATCCGTTTGGCAATTTGGGGTGTTTCTTTCTCTTTGGCATAGATTCATCTCCTTTATGGTATAAAAATAACAGCCAACAAAAAGAATGCATGTTCTGATTGTTAAACTGTTTCGAAGATGATACAATATTCTTGGATTTTAATCGCATATCTTCGGATATGTAGACCGTCTCAGTGCTGGTAACACTGGGGCGGTTTTTATTTTATAAAACGTGTGACGCTATAAGTCTGTTTATAGATTGCACATCTGAGTTCGAGGTGAAATCAAATTTTACTGTTCCTAATCCACTAAAACAAACAGTGAGTTCTGAGTCCATATCGAAAGTGCCAGGAGTTTCAACCGAAAATGCTTGCATTTTTGAATACGGCAACGATGTATAATCTTTTTTAGTTCCTGCAATACCTTGCACGTTGCATGCAATAATTCTTTTGTTTGTAAAAACAACGAAGTCTCTCATCGAAGAGTAATACCCGGCCACTTCTTCATCAGTTACAAGCAAGCTGAAAACTTCTCTCGGAATGTTCTTTTCTTTTCCTTTGCTTAATTTGAATACTTTTTTGTTCTGAAAATCAATCAATGTATGTTCCTTCTTTCTTAATTCAATGCTTTATTTTTTGGTTAACTCGACCTTTTTTGTAGTTCCCATAGCGGACGATTCATAACTAATCACGCCGTCTTTGTATATAAATTCTTTTGTATCGTCACTTGATGCTAGTAACGCCATCCCTGTTTTTTCTTTATCATTTTCCGATGTCCATGCGTAATCGTTAGTTGGCTCGGTTGGCGCAACATAAGTGCCAGCCCAGTAAAGTGATTTTGTATTTCCTCCATCAGACACCCAATTTATTTCTATTACACCATCAGAAATCGTAGCTTCTTGATATGACCCTTCGACTTCTTCTGATTTCCATGTTCCAGTTAAATCCAAAGGTTCTTTCTTCTCTTCTTTCTGCTCTGTTGTTGCTTCTGTCTTTGTCTCGGCGTCTTTGGATGGTTCGGCATCCCCACCACATGCTGTAATAGATAATGTCATAGCTCCAACTAATAACATTGCTACAATTTTCTTCTTCATTTCTTTTTCCTCACTTTCTTATGCACTTTAACACCACTTTACTCTATATAAACGCCGGAGCGGTTATATCATATTAAATCCAAATTATTAACGAGAGCAATTTTGCTCTGGTTGATTTCCGTTATATCGTATTAAATCAAAATATTCCATCAAGCCTTATAAAATATCAGAACAAATGTTCGAATAAAATGTTGATTTTTGTCCACTGAGATAGTATTATATATTCAGGGATTTCGAACAAGTGTTTTTGCAGTTAGGGGGATGGCAAAATGGATGAACAAAAACAAAGGTTGCATGAAATGATTGATAATATGTCAAATCCTAAATTGGTTAACTACATATACAATCTCATTAAATCCTTTATTGAATTGCGGAGCTAATTCGGCTCCGCTTTATTCTTTTCATGCAGACTAATTACTATCTGCCGTATTGCACTTTTGTCGTCAACTGGAAGTGAATTGTACATCTTTATAAAATCCATCAGTTCTACATTCGCAAGTATGCTGGCGTCAACAGTTGCATCGGAATCAAGTTTTTCATCTAATAAATCTGATTTTCCTATTTTAAAGTAATCCGCAAGTTTTTGAACCTTACCAAGACCAGGCATCGAATTTCCTTTGCACCACATATTTAAAGTACTTGGGTTCTCGCCAATATCCTTAGCTACTTCGTTTTGTTGCTTGTTATTTAAGGATAAGTAGTAATTCAAATTTTTAGAGAAAATCCTTTTGGTGTTTTCATCATTCATTTTATTTTCCTCCATAAACACATTGTAAACCATAACACAAAAAAATTCAATATAAAATTCAATTATTTTGAAATTCAGTGTTGACAATTCAATTTGATTGAATTATAATTAAGCCATAACAAAGAGAAAGGAGGAGTCGATATGCCGAAGATATCTCTCGAAGCTGCAAGAGTCAATGCTGGTCTTACGCAGAAAGAGCTTGCCGAAAAGCTAGGAGTTTCAAATACTACTATAGTGAACTGGGAAAAAGGAAAGACAGAACCTACTTATCCTCAACTTATTAGAATAAGCGAGCTTTCAGGAATCCCTTTGGATTTTATTTTTATACCTGATAGATTCAATTAAATTGAATTTTAAATCTAATTTGCGAAAGGAGATAAAATGAACAATTTAACAGTATTTGAACAAAACGGTCAGCTACTCACCGACAGTAGAGAAGTAGCAATGATGGTAGGAAAAGACCATGCAAAACTTTTAAGAAATATAAGAGAGTATTGCAAACATTTGAACGAATCCAATTTTGGATTGGTTGATTTCTTCATCGAATCAGCTTACACGGATTCAAAGGGAGAAGTAAGACCATGTTACCTCTGCACAAAGAAAGGATGCGACATGATCGCCAACAAAATGACCGGAAAGAAAGGTGTCATTTTCACAGCTACATATATTGAAGCATTCGAGAAGATGAAAGACTTCATCGAAAAAGGGACGCAGTACGTAGGCATTCCGTTAAAAGAACAGGTGGAATCACTGGAAGTGGTAGCAAGCATGTTAAGAATGAACGATGCAAGCAAATTGCTGATGCTGAAAGGCTTCTACGATTCTTACCATATTCCAACAGGATTCTTACCGAATTATGAGTTTAACGGCAATCGGGAAATGAAGTCACTCACAGCACTGCTGAAAGAAAATAATCTCGGAATCAGTGCAGTTCAGTTTAATAAGAAGCTTCTATCTGCTGGAATCTTGGAAGAAAAGGAACGCCAGTCAAGTAAGGGAAGAGTGAAGAAGTTCAAATCACTGACAGAGAAAGGTTTGAAATACGGTGAAAATGCAGTCAGTCCTCATAATCAGAAAGAAGTGCAGCCGTTGTATTACAGTGACACGTTCAATGAACTGTTTGATATGGTGATGACTAACTAGGTCGTTCCAAGCCCGGAAGATGCAGAGGACAGAATATAAGGAAGGAGGAGCAACATGTTACATAAAGTAGAAATTAATGAACAGGGAGTGTGTTTAGACGGAAAGCCACTTAAAGGAGTAAGGTCTTATAGATTTTCGCATTATGAAGGAGGAGATACGGCAGCCTTACTCCTTAAAATGGACGTTACTATTTTACCCTATGCAAGAAATTCCGATAAAAGAAAAGAGGCGTGAGAATGAGTGAAGCAGTAGAAAAAATTACAAAAGAGCAGGAGGAAAAAAGGCTCGAAGATTTTAAAGTAATCGCAGAAAATTGGGACAAGTTCCCAGAACGAGTGCAGGGGAAAATCGATGGAATCATTTCGATGGCTGCATCTGCATTTTTAAAAGAAACAAGAAAAGCAGGATAAATAGGAGACATGTATGAACGAATTACAGATTTTTAATAACGAAGAGTTCGGAAAGATTCGGACAGTAACTATTGACAACGAACCGTGGTTCGTAGGAAAAGATGTGGCATCATCGTTGGGATATAGCGATACAAACAAAGCGGTGGCAATGCATGTAGAAAAAGAAGATAAAAAACTCAACGACAAATCGTCGCCGAGTTTCGGGCAGCGCGGAGCAACTATTATTAATGAATCCGGCTTATATGCCCTTATCTTCGGTAGCAAGCTAGAATCCGCAAAAAGATTTAAACACTGGGTAACATCAGAAGTACTCCCAACACTTCGCAAGACCGGCTCTTACGAGATGCCAAAGAAGAAACAAAGCAACGAACGTCTTGCCAGTGTAAATAATGCAGTAAAGATTTTAACACCAATGCTTCAGGCAGCAGGGTGCAACAGTAAAATCCAGCTTCTGACAGCAAAATCGCTCTACGAAAAAGCAGGTGTCAATCTCCCAATCATGATTGAGGCGGATCAACAGTATTATGACACCGTACATATCGCGCGGCAGGCAAGATTGTATTATCAAAGCTCCGGTAAGCCGGCAGATAAGGCAGTCAACGAGATCATCCGCAGATTGGATTTATCAGAGGATCTATACACAGAAACTTGGGAATCTAAAGGAAACTGGCAGGGACCCGTCCGGAAATATGCTCCGCAGGTCATTGACATGGTAAAGCAGTGGTACTCAGATCATGGATATCCGAGAGAGATTGAGTATACGCAGTGTGACGGACAGATCAGACGGTATCATGTGATTTTTAGAGATTCAGAGGCGGCGTAGATATGACTTGTAAAGATTGCAGGAAATACAATAACTGCCTTGAGAGCAGCAGGATGTATCCGTGTACCGTATTTGTAAGAAAGGAGGTGCCACATGGCAAAAAGGTTAAGCCCAGAAGAAGCAGGGAAACAGATCGGATGTTCCGCGCACTGCGTAAGGATTAAGATGCAGCGGGGAATCTGGGATTTAGGTGAGGCATATCCGCCAAAAAAAGGAGTAAGAAGTACCTGGGAGTATTTTATCTGGCAACATAAGCTTGATAAACTTTTGGGAATCGAGAAAGGAGGTGGACAAGCATGATTTTTGGGAAATTATTAAACAAAGATGGGAAAGTAGAGCAGTATGAGAAGAGAGAAGCACTTGCAAATGTCATTCCGTTTAGACCAAAGAGAGGTTTAGAGGATTTACAACTGATCGACATCTCACAACCAATAAAAAAGAGCGCACGGTCGGCAAACCGGTAAGCGCCCTTATTAAATAATCCAATTAAATAGTAAGCGATAATAGGAGGAAAATCAAGATGAAAAAATTTGAATTAACCAGTGAATTTGTGACTTTTTTAGGAAAGAAGCTTTTTAGGATTAAGGCACTAATCTCTTTTGGGAATGTGGAAGAGGGAGAACTTGGTGGATATGTGGAGAAAGAAGAGAACCTTAGCAACGATGGCAATGCTTGGGTGTCCGGCGATGCTTGGGTGTACGGCGATGCTGAGGTGTCCGGCGATGCTTGGGTGTACGGCGATGCTGAGGTGTGCGGCAATGCTAGGGTGTACGGCGATGCTAGGGTGTACGGCGATGCTAGGGTGTACGGCGATGCTAGGGTGTCCGGCGATGCTGAGGTGTGCGGCAATGCTTGGGTGTACGGCAATGCTTGGGTGTCCGGCAATGCTTGGGTGTCCGGCGATGCTTGGGTGTACGGCGATGCTTGGGTGTACGGCGATGCTAGGGTGTGCGGCAATGCTGACTACGCCACAGTGCATGGATTTGGCTCCGAATATCGTACAACTACATTTTTTAGGACAAAAGCAGGAGATATTGGCGTGAGATGTGGTTGCTTTTATGGCACTTTGGAGGAGTTTAGAGCAAAGGTAAAGGAAACGCATGGGGAAACTAAGACTGCGAAAGAGTATTTGATGGTTGCAGATCTTATGGAGTTTAGATTTTCGAAGGAGGAAGCATAGATGAAAAAATGGGAATTTAATGATGATATACCGGCAGAGATGGCAGTAGAGTTGATTCGAGCGGTGGAGCGGTACATCAATAGTTTTGATAATGACGGATATATGACAACAACCGAGAAAACAATGTTAGCAATTCTTGGAATAGAAAAAATAGAGGAGGAAGAACAATAATGGCAAATTTATACGAAATCAATGAGTCGATTGTAGCAGCGTTTGAAAGAGGAATCGATGCGGAAACAGGGGAAATTCTCAGCGAAAAGGCACTTGAAGAGTTAGCTAAACTAGAAATGGAGCGTGATGAGAAGGTTGAGGGAATCGCTTTGTGGATTAAGAATCTCCTAGCGGATGCGGAGGTGCTTAAAAAGGAAAAAGAGGTGTTTGCACAGCGCCAAAAGGCAGCGGAAAACAGAGCGGCATCCCTTAAAAAATACTTAGCAGGCGCACTTGCAGGGCAGAAATTTGAGACAAGCAAGGTAAAAATCGCCTTCCGGAAGTCGGAAAGTGTGGAAGTTACGGATATTTCAAAGATAGATGATGATTATCTGAAATATGCGGAGCCGACTGCTGATAAGACAAAAATCAAAAAGGCTCTGAAAGAAGGGATTGATTTGCAGGGAGTGCGGCTTGTTGAAGGGAAAAATATTCAGATTAAGTAGGAGGATTAGATAATGAGCAAGGTGATTTGTATCGCCGGAGAATCCGGTTCGGGGAAGACGACAAGTATGAGAAATTTAGATCCAAAGACAACATTCTACATTGACGCAGACTGCAAAGGATTGTCTTGGAAAGGTTGGAGAAGTCAATATAACACTGATAACAAGAACTATAAAGCAACAGACGATGCCAATGTTGTTAGAACGTTTATTAAGAGACTGGCAGAAGGTTGTCCTAACATTAAAGTTATTGTGGTTGACACAATCAATGGACTTATGGTTGCAGACGAAATGAGGAGAAGCAAGGAAAAAGGATATGATAAATGGGTGGATCTAGCCGCATGTGCGTGGGATCTGGTTTGTGAATGTTATACATATCGTGATGATCTGACAATCGTCTTCACCGCTCACACTCAAACGGATCATGACGAGAATGGTTACATGTTCACACGGATTAAGACGTCTGGTAAGAAATTGGACAAGATTGTGCTGGAAAGTAAATTTACAACAGTCCTTCTCAGCAAATGTGTTGATGGGCAGTATAAGTTTGAAACGAGAGCAAACAATAGCACAGCGAAATCTCCTTTAGGAGCATTCGAGGAATTTGAGATTGATAATGACATCGTAGAAGTAATTAAAGCATTGGAGGAATTTTAAATATGAGAAAGCCAAATAATTTTGATAATACAAAAGCGCAGGGAGATTTTACTCCGGTAGAACTTGGAGGACATATCATGGTAATTAAGGATGTTACGGAGATGAAGTCCAAGAATGGGAAAGATATGATCAGAATTTCTTTCGATTTTGCAAAGAATGATAAGCAGCCAGGATACTTTGAAAAAATGTTTAGAGATGATATCAGACCGGATAAAAAATGGCCAAATCAAGCGACTCAGTACATCTTGACAGAGGATGCTGATGGAAATTGTAGCAGGTCATTTAAAACATTCATTACTTGCGTAGAGCATTCCAACAAAATGGAAGTGCAATGGGGAGACAACTTCGAGCAACAGTTTAAAAATAAAGCAATTGGTGGAGTGTTCGGACCGCAAATGGATTATTACAACGGAAAAGAAATCGAGAAAAGAGTTCTTAGATGGTTTACGTCTGCTGACAAAGTAAAAGATGCACAAGTGCCAGATATGTCGGAAACACAAGCATATAAGAATCATCTTAACGGATATCATCCAAATTCAACTTCCGCAGGGGATGGATTTATGAATATTCCTGATGGAATCGATGAAGAACTTCCGTTTGCATAGAGGTGGAATAGATGGATATACAAATTGATAGCCGGGAAAAGGCAAGAGCAATTAGGAAAATTGTAAAGACTTTTGATGAGAGTGGAGTCAAATACTTTTCTAGTAAGTTATTAGTTGGGGATTACATGTCTTTGGACAATCCCCGGCTGATCATTGACAGAAAACAAAACCTACAGGAGCTTTGCGGAAATGTTTGCCAGCAACATGAAAGGTTTAAGAGAGAGCTGCTTAGAGCAATGGATGCGGGAATACAACTCATTATATTGGTTGAACACGGACAAGGCATAAATAACATCGAAGATGTTTATTTTTGGAAGAATCCGCGGAAACACGAAGTACGCTTCCGAACCGTAAATGGAAAAAGGGAAAGATATGTGGTGTCAGCTAAGGCGGTGGATGGTGATCAGCTTTATAAATCTCTTTGTACCATCAGAGATCGATACAATGTGAGGTTCGAATTTTGCGAGAAAAAAGACACCGGAAAGAAAATCATTGAATTGTTAGGCAGGAAAGATGAATAAGGAAGAGATTAAGAAAACATACAGTATGAGGGAAATTGCAGAGCGGTACGGATTCCAAGTGGATCGGGCGGGATTTATTCACTGCCCATTCCACCAAGGGGATCGGGGAGCATCGCTGAAAATCTACCAGGATAGTTTTCATTGCTTTGGGTGCGGGGCAAATGGAGATATATTCACGTTTGTTCAAATGATGGACCGGGTTGATTTTAAAGAGGCTTTTCAAAGTCTTGGAGGGACTTATGATAAGCCAACATTTCACTCGAAGCTGGCTGTATACCGGAGTAAAAAGAAAGCAGATCAGCGGAAAAAAGAACAAGATAAACTTAAAAAAAGAAGAGAGCTTAATAATGTACTGATTGATGTGTATCGCGACTATATGAATCGATCAGAGCCATTCAGCGAGACTTGGTGTGACTGCTACAATGCTCTGCAATATCAGTTGTACCTGCATGATATTTTAAACAGTGAGGAGGTGAGAATGTGAAAGAAATGAGCGAATTTGATGCGGACAGCATATTGGATGATGAAGTTTTCATCGAGCTGTTTGAGATGGAAGATCCGATTCTCCGGTCGAAAACAAAGGTTCAACTCACTAGGAGAGCTAAACAGCTGGGAGTTAAATCAGATTTTGAAGAGATATTAAAGGGGTACAGCCAGGCAGATCGAGAAATGAAAAGGCAGGAGCAGGAAAATAGAACTGTCTGCACAGTGGATAATTACACCAATTTCACGGGACCTCATGATCGGATGTATTGCGGTGCATGGATAGCAGATGATCGAGGAGTCTTTGCTCAGAATTCCGGAAGAGTTGATGAGGTAGCCTGCTATCACCCGATTCTTCCAGTGGAGAGGCTGCGTAATCTCGAGACTGGAGAAGAGCAGATCAAGTTGGCATACAAACGAAATAATCAATGGCAGGACATTGTTGTGCCAAAGACAATGATTACATCGGCGAATAAGATTGTGGCGCTGTCCGGAAGAGGAATATCTGTCACATCAGAAAATGCAAAGCTGTTGGTCAAGTATCTCGCTGACGTGGAAAATGGAAATGATGACTACATAGATGTGCAATACTCCACAAGTAAGCTAGGATGGATTAACGATCAGTTTATCCCCTATGATACAGACATTATCTTTGATGGTGATAATCGCTTCAAACAAGCTTTTGAGAGTGTTTCAGATCATGGAAGCTTTGATGTGTGGCTAAGGCATGTCCGGGAGCTTCGAGCATCTGGCAGGATGGAAGTGAAATTTCTATTAGCTGCATCATTTTCCAGTGTATTAGTGCAAGTTCTTGGCGGGCTCCCGTTTTTCGTGGACTTATGGGGAGAAACAGAGGGAGGAAAGACAGTATCTTTGATGGTCGCTGCTTCCGTGTGGGCGAATCCAGATGAGAGCAGATATATAGGAGATTTTAAAACTACAGATGTTGCGCTGGAAGCAAAGGCGGATATGCTGAATCATCTCCCGATGTTTCTCGATGATACAAGTAAAACCTCAGCGAGAATCAGGGATAATTTTGAAGGAATTGTTTATGATCTGTGTTCTGGGAAAGGAAAGAGCCGGTCCAATAAAGAACTTGGAATCAATCGAGAAAACCGCTGGAGAAACGTGATGATCTGCAATGGAGAACGGCCATTAAGCAGTTATGTCAATCAAGGCGGAGCAATTAACAGAATCTTAGAAGTTGAGTGCGGCGAAAAAATATATCAGGATCCACAGAAGACGGCAGAAACAGTGAAGAAAAATTATGGACATGCAGGGAAAGAGTTTGTGGAGATTATAAAGGAACTCGGTGAGGACGAAATTCGTTCTATTCAGAAAGAATTTCAAAAACAACTTTTAGATACGGACAAGATGCAGAAGCAGAGTATTTCGCTTTCTATCGTTCTTGCAGCAGATAAAATAGCCACAGACTATATATTTAAGGATGGACAATATATTTCCGTGGAAGAGGCGAAAAAGGTGCTTATAGACCGAAACGAGCTTTCAGATAATGAGCGCTGTTATCATTTCATCCAGGATAAGGTGGCAATGAATGGACATCGGTTTGATGCAATGACGAGCTGCGAAAAGTGGGGAATTGTTGAGAATGGATATGCAATATTTTACAATTCTGCGTTTGACCAGATTTGCAAGGATGGTGGATTTTCTAAAAAATCTTTTCTTTCATGGGCGGCGAAGAAAGGAATTATCCAGCAGGACAGCAAAGGAAATCATACAAAGCAGAAGAAGATTGACGGGAAAAACTCGAGGTGTGTGTTTTTACAACTAAATCCAGAAGAGAATGTGGATAATGATGGATTCGCGAGCATCGATGAGACACAAGAGGAGTTGCCATTTCAATAAAAAAGGTAGCAAAGTAACAAGGTAACAACGGAAAAACGCGCTATATATAAGAGCGTTTTGTGTGAGAAATCCAAGAAATATGAAATCCCTATATAGGGTAAAAATCATTGTTACTTTGTTACCATAGCTTGAAAAGCCGTCAACCATGCGGGTTTGAGTAGGTAGCAAGCGTTTGTTACTAATACGAAATATTTGATACTTTGTTACGAAAAGGAGTAAATATGCACGAAAAAATAACAGATATTCAAAATTCTTTCTGGAAAGCCTATAAGGACTTTAGAGAGAATCAAGATTATAAACAGTATAACGCATCAATCAAGGCGATCGCTAAGAAATATCAGTCAGACAAAGAGATGCTTGATTTTATAAAATCCTTATTAATTGCATGGACTCCGGTAATTAATTTATGGAAGGAGTGATCCTATGCTATGGATGGCAGTGACTGCAGATCGATTTGAATTGCCTCTTTGTGTGGAAGAATCAGCCACTCTCCTGGCAAGAAAATTACATACTACGGAATCAACGATACGAAGTAGGAGATCGAGGCAGAACAATGGAAAGATATGCGGATATAGGATAGTGGCAGTAGAGGAGGAAAGATAAATGGTAGAGATTAAATTACAGGATGGATATTTTATCGAGGTGGATCCATTAAATTACACATTGAGACAGAGGTATTCCGGGAAGACAAAGGATGGCGAATCGAAAGAATCTGTCAGAACACATGGATATTACGGAAGCATCCGGCAGGCGGTAGACAGATACATAACTCTTTCTCAGCTTGACTTTATGGACGGTATGAGCATCGACTTGAAAGAATATGTGGATTTGATTGAAAGACTTAATAAATCAGCTGTACAGAGGATTGAGAGTGCTATCGGGAGGTATCCGAAAGAATGAAGAGTAGTGCTATGAAAAAAAGGAACTGGCTCCCGATGATGCGAAGCTATGCGCTAACTGTGGGAAGATGCTGATCGGAGAGTATGATTATGTGAAAACAAAGAGAGGAACAGAGATGTATTTCTGTAAAGGTTTGTCGTGTGGAAGAACGAAAAGAAGATAAGGAAGAACATACATGGCCAGAAGAGCCGTGCAGTTCTTTCCGGGACGAGGTAGAGAAGAAAATGAATAAAATTAAGAAAGTGACAAAGAAAAGCTATAAAGGTTGCGAAGCTTGTAGATGGCAACGGTTAAATGGCGGCACTTGCAAAGGCGGTAAGGCAAGATGTGGGCAGTTTGTAGCGGAGAAGGAATGAGGTGAAATAGGCATGTTAGGCAAATGCAAAGCACCAAACACATGTATATGCAACTATGATTGCTGCTGCATAGAATGTCCGGAACATGACATTTGCAATATGCAGTGCGTAGACGTGGATGAGTACGAGTATTGTGTGGAGTGTCCGGAGTATGAGGAGGAGTAATACATGGATGGGAAGAAAGTTAGAGAAGCAATAGAAGATTTTAAGGAATTATCTATCCAAATGCGAGAAAGAGGATTTAGTGGAGCTTCTAAGCATTGCGATTTGGCAATCGAAGCACTGGAAAAGCAGTTGCCTATGAAAGTGGAATATGAAGGCGGATTTAGCAACAATGGTTTTACAAGGTATCGAATGGCGAAATGCCCTGATTGTGACAGATGGCATAGCAGTAGAGACGAGATTATCTATTGTTCAAAATGTGGACAGAGATTAGATTGGAGTGAATGACATGGAAGAATTAAAGAAATGCCCATTTTGCGATGGAGAAGCAAGTCTTAAAGTTAATCATGGGTTCGGAGAAGAAGTTATATCGGCTTTTGTGTACTGTGAGGAATGCGGAGTCGCAACGCGAAGTTTCGCTTTAGAATCTACGGCTAGAGGAACATGGAATAGGAGAGTGGAAGAATGAAAGAGGAGATGGTTGAAGTTTTAATTAAAATTGCAAGCAAATGCAAGACTAAAGACGGATGCCGTATTAAGATCACAACCCCAGCAGGACGTTATTTAGATACCTTAATCGTAGAAAAAGCGTATGATAACGGAACAATTACGGGATATAGTGAACACATGGATATTGATACAGCTTATTATATTACGGATGGGATTGGAATTGAATTTTTAAATTGATTTTATGAGGTGAAAAATAAAGATGAAAAGAGAAATCCTTTTTAAAGCAAAGAGAATAGATAATGGAGAATGGGTAGAAGGTTAGTATACATATATTACCAATCCGCTAACAGAAGATGGTAAACCGATAAAACATCTGATTTGTAATGGAACTAATATATTTAATGACTTGATTGACCCAGATACTCTCTGCCAATACACAGGACTTACCGACAAGAACGGTCGGAAGATTTGGGAGAATGATATTGTAAAATGTCTTAAGAGAACAGAAGGATACGAATTGTATCAAGTTGTATGGAGAAATGAGTTCGCAGATTTTGGGGTAGAGCCGATTAAACCTAAATACGGAGCGAAGTATCCAATTGGACTAAGTGATGGTGTAACATTGTGTGGACATGATTATAGGGCTTTTGGAAATATTTTTGATAATTCATAGAAATGCCTCCTTAGATAAAAAGAATTGATAAGCCAATTATAACATCCAAGGAGGCAGCAGTAAAGGAGGGAAGAAATGAATAAAGAAGGATATAAAGATCCAACAGCAGACAGAGCGATTGCACATGCGGATCATATACCGAAGCATGTAAGAGATGTAATCGAGGTCCTTAAAAAGATTGCCAGTCTTGCAGGATTTAGAATTGCAAATATCGAACTGGAGGATAAGACCACCAGAAAGAAATTTAAATACCGAAAATGAAATAAATACAGACACATGGATGTTATGGAGTATTTGAGGAGAAAGGGGATTGATGCCGGTGGACAAGCAGATATTAATCGAGTACGCAGATATGAAAGAAGAGATTAAAGACCTTAGAAGACGGATACAAGAGGATAAGAAAGCACTGGATAAGCTAAACAAGACAGTTGTTACAGATTCTGTGACTTGTGGAAAGAAAGGGAAAAAGCCACTTCGGACAGTAAAGATACACGGTAAGCCTACTATGGCCATTATCCGGAAGCAGGCTGCTTATGAAAGAAAGATTGCACAGCTAGAGTTATTGGAAGCTGATCTGCTCGAAAAGCAAACGCAAGTAGAGGAATACATACAGCAGATAGAAAAGAGCAGGCTTAGGAGCATGTTTAGACTGTATTACATAGATAATCTGACGTGGGAAATGGTAGCTATGAGGATGAATTATATGTTTCCGAAGAAAAGAATTCCATTTACGAAAGACAGCTGTCGTAAGTTACATGATAGATTTTTAGAGAAAGTTTCGTAAATGTCCGCCACTGTCCGCTTTGAAAGTGGTAATATGGTATCATACCCGAAAAGGGAAAATGATTATAACACTGTTTCTCACTAAGGCGCCCCGCTTTTGCAGGGCGTTTTGCATGCCATGAATGGATAAGCAGGTTCAACTCCTGCGCATGGCTTAGTAGCATATCACGGTAAATATTAAAAATCCGGAATGCCGTGGAAGTGCTACAGTGTGATATCACGAAAGGCAGATATCCGCAGATCTGCCAAGTAAACAAGTCAATAAAGTCAATATTTAGTGTTTTAGTCCCTGAGTGCGGATAGGGGAAAGGATGTCAATAAAAGGCATCATATGGGTGCATAGCTCAGTTGGTAGAGCGATGGTCTCCAAAACCATATGTCATCGGTTCGATTCCGATTGCGCCTGTTGTGGACTACTGCAACCTCCTTTCTTTTGGTTACGTTGCTTGGTTTTGCTATTATGTTATGCAGTAGTCCTGAAAGTTTAGTGCATCCAGAGATGGGTGCCTTTATTATATTTAAAAGGTGGTGAGCCAGATGGGAGTGTTAAAAAATCCAAGGCATGAAAAATATGTACAGAACCTAGTATCCGGAATGAGCCAGCGTTTGGCTTACCGAGATGCGTTTCCGAAATCAAAGAGTTGGAAAGATACAACAGTTGATAGTAAGGCATCGGAGTTGTTTGGTAAGGTTGTGGAAAGGTATAACGAAATTCTAGCAGAGCAAAAGGACGATGCACTTTTAACGCGCTGGGAAAAAAGAAAGCTGCTTGCAGATATGGCAAGAGATGCAGACAACCAATGTTCCGATAGGATTAAAGCAATAGATACTGACAATCGAATGGAAAACGAGTATGCGGCTAAAAACTACGTTGAAGATAATGACATGGTTCTGAAATTCATTGAAGGGATGAAGAGCCATGATTAAGTTAAGCGAAAAGCAAGTTGAGTATACGAAACAGTCCACACACCGATGGAATATAAAGTCAGGTGCTGTTCGTTCAGGAAAATCATTCGTAGATACGTCGGCAGTAATTCCGGTTAGAATAATCGAGAGACTAAGAAAGCCGGGACTTACGGTTATATTGGGAGTATCGAGGGACACGATTGAGCGAAATGTATTGCAACCGCTTAGAGAAATATATACCGATAAGCGTGTGGGGACTATAAACAGCCGCAATACAGCTTATTTATTCGGAGAAGAGGTTTATTGCCTTGGCGCAGAGAAAGTCAGTCAGGTTGCTAAAATTCAAGGCTCATCTATTAAATATTGTTATGGAGATGAGATAGCGAAGTGGAACAAAGAAGTATTCCAGATGCTTAAATCGCGTTTAGATAAGCCGTATTCGTGCTTCGACGGAGCTTGCAACCCGGAACATCCAACGCATTGGCTCAAAGAGTTCATTGATAATCCGGAGCTAGACATCTACTTGCAGAAATACACAATCTTTGACAACCCGTTTTTGCCGGAGGAGTATGTAAAGCAGCTTTGCAAGGAATACGAAGGCACAATCTATTATGATCGCCTTATCCTTGGACTTTGGAAAAGAGCTGACGGCTCTATCTACAAGCGGTTTGCAGACAATCCAGAAGCATTCCGGTGTGAAATCGTAGATGAGTTTACAACGGATCCAGAACATAAGCAGTTTCGGAAGGAAGATATCACGTCTATCGAGATTGGCTTGGACTTTGGCGGTAATCAATCCGGTCACTCATTCGTTGCCAGAGGGTACACAGATAATTATAGGGATGTAATTGTTCTAAAATCCAGAAGAGTCATGGCAAAGGATGAAAATGAGGACATTGACAGTAATCGACTGAATGAGTTGTTTTGCGAATTTATCCGAGAAGTAATAGAGCAATATTCGGTATGCGTGAGAAGCGGAGACTATGTACAATACTGCAATGTGGAATCCGTATTTTGGGATAATGCGGAAACGGTCCTCGGTAATTCCATCCGAAACGCCGTAGAAAAAGAATTTCCGTGGATTAGCGTCCGACCTGCGAAGAAAAGACCGATAAATGACAGAATTAGATGCACCGTCAAGCTCATGGGGGCTAGGCGGTTTTTTATTACAAAAGACTGTGAATCATTAAAGACAGCCCTTACGGATGCAGTGTGGAACAAGGAAGTTGTCGGTAAAGATGAACGCCTGGATGATGGCAGCACAGATATTGATAGCCTGGATGCATTTGAATACACGATTGAACGTGATATAAAATACCTGATTGAAGAGGTGGAAAATGTTTGATGGAATTAAGAGATTATGGAAAGGAATCATGAGGATGTTTGGATATACGACATTAAAACAGATCATCGGCAAGGATATCGCACTATCCAACGACATGATAGATGCAATCAGCAGATGGAGACAGATGTTAAATGGTGATGCAGAATGGATTTCTGACAGCATCGTTTCTCTCGGAATCGAAGATGGAATCTGCCGAGAGTTTGCCGACTGCGCACTGGTGGAAATGGAAACCGGTGTAAGTAATGAACGTTTGGACAAGATCTATCAGAAGAATATCACGAGTCTGAATGAAAACCTGCAGGAAGGGCTTGCGCTTGGGTCATTTGTTTTGAAACCACTGGGAGAATCGGCTGCAGAATTTGTCTCAGCCGACAAGATCATCCCGATCAGTTTTTGGGATGATGGAAAGCCGAATGATATTGCATTTCTGACCGTAAAAAAGGTTGGGGACGCTGATTATTTCACAAGGATTGAGCGGCACTATTTCATTGACGGGAATCTGACTATAGAAAACAAGTGCTTCCACTCTCAGACGGCGAATGATATCGGTCTTCCATGCAGCTTAGAAGTAGTGGAAGAGTGGGAAAATATCCTACCTGGACCGATTACATACCCAGGCATGAACCGAATGGATTTTGGCTATTACAAGAATCCTATTAAAAACAAGGTGGATGGTTCTGCTTGTGGCGTGTCGGTATATGAATCAGCTTCTGAGTTGATTCGGAAAGCGGATACACAGGGCGCAAGGCTTGACTGGGAATACGAATCGGGCGAGCGTGCTATCCATGTGGATAATAGAGCTCTTAAACAAGATAAGTCGACCGGAAGATTTGGCATGGCAAAGCTCAGCAAACGTCTATACCGAGGGCTCAATCTGGAAGCTGGAAAAGATCAAGAACTTTTAAAAGAATATTCCCCAGAAATGCGAGATGAATCGTTTAAACGAGGATTAGAGGAATACAAGCGCGAGATTGAATTTTCTGTCGGTCTTGCTTATGGAGACCTGTCAGATGCACAGGAAGTGGCAAAGACAGCCACAGAAATTAAAGCATCGAAGAATCGGAAATACAACCGAGTAACGGCGATTCAGAATAACTTATACGATTGCTTAGAGGATTTCGTTGCCGGACTTGCGTTTTACAATAGCATGCTCAACTCAGGCTATGAGTTCTCTTGCAAATTCAACGATTCTATTCTGACTGATGAGGAAACAGAGCGTCAGCAGGATAGACAGGACGTGAGCATGGGCGTGATGTCGCACTTGGAATACCGGATGAAGTGGTATAACGAGGATGAAGCAACAGCGAAGAAGATGCTACCAGAGCAGAACCAAGTTATGGAGTAGGTGATCTGATTGAAAGAAGATTACAAGAAGCATCTATCTGGACAGATTGAGAAGCATTTCTCTGATTTGGAAATGCGGATCATGGAAGATATTGTTCGCAGGATAAGAAAAACCGGTAAAATCACAAGTACAGCAGACTGGCAGATTAATAGGCTTAGTATTTTAGGATATTCTTCCGAAGACATCGAAAATATGCTGAAAGAGGCTCTGAATAAGTCTTATCCGGAGATGTTTGAACTATATGACAAGGTAATTGAATGGGAATACGTCCGCAACAAAGATATATACGAGCAGATCAATGCAGAATTTATCCCTTACGAAGAGAATGAAGAGTTGCAGCAAATCGCAGAAGCGCTGATACAGCAAAGCGAAAATGACTTGCAGAACATTACTAAATCACTTGGATTTTATTTGGATTATGGTACGGGGAAACCTGTGCTGACCCCATTAGCCGAAGTCTATCAGAAGTATTTAGATGCCGCCTGCTTAGACATTGTAACAGGCGCATTTGATTACAACAGTGTCTTGCGTAGAGTAGTCACACAGCTAACAAACAGCGGACTGCGACAGATTGATTATGCATCTGGAAGAGCAAACAGAATTGACGTAGCAGCTCGTAGGGCTGTGATGACTGGAGTTTCTCAGCTGTCCGGTAAAATCTCTGAAATGAACGCCAAAAAGCTTGGAACAGATTATTTTGAGGTGGAATGGCATGCCGGAGCTAGACCAACTCACGCAGCATGGCAGGGCAGAGTGTACAGCAAAGAGGAACTCACAACAGTATGCGGACTAGGAAGCGTCACTGGATTGCTTGGGGCGAATTGTTATCATATGTATTACCCCTTTGTGGAAGGCATTTCAGAGCGGAACTGGACAGATGAGTGGCTTGCAGAGCAGAACCGCAAGGAAAGCATACCGAAGACCTTTAAAGGCAAGGAATACACCTTATACGAAGCTAAACAGCAACAGAGGAAAATGGAAACGGCTATGAGAGCACAGAGGGAAAAAGTTGTGCTATTAAAGCAGGATGGAGCTGACCCGGAAGATGTAATGCTTGCAAAAGCAAAGTATCAAGGTCAGCTAGGAGAGTACGCAAGATTTTGCAAACGAATGGGGCTACAACAAGAACGAGAACGCATCTATTACGATATGCGTGGAAGAGTGGCACCTGTGCCAAAACGATTTAGGAGGTGAGAAAAATGAGCAAAGTAAAAGTAATGAGACAGCCGACAGCATCGGCAACATTGATTTTTGAATTTGAGGTTGCAGCATCTGAGTTTCTTATTAAAAATCTTACCGATGGAGAGATATATGCTTCCTTAGAAAGAGATGCGACAAAAGAGCAGAGCGTACTGATTCCAGCGCAGACTGCACAACGATTGCAGTATGGTTCTTATGGTGGTGGAAAGAGCAATCTCGTCCAAATCATCCCCACAGCAACCAGCGAAAAAGGAGTAGAAGTACAATGCTTAAAATGGTAGACGGAACTGGAATCATCGGGCTTGATATGGTATGCCCTCTAGGTGGTGCTGTATCCCCTCCACAGCCACCAAATTACGATAATGTAGAGATGGAGGGCATGGGTAGCTTAACACTCCAGAACAGCTTAAAGGCGCCGTTGGAGAGGTTGGAATTGATTGGAAATAGTATGCAGGGCGAGAATCCAGCGCCGGACAATCCACAGGAGATTAAATCAGCAGGACGGAAAAGTAAGAATCTGTTAATAGAAAATATATCTGTTTTTACAGTGCAGGATAACATTGCATACATACCTTTGCCGGAAGGACACGAAACAAAGCTGTATACTATGCTGATACAGAAAAAACCGGGTGAAAACGATGACGTAGGATTTACTTGCGGATTTTATGACAAATCAAATATGACCGCTACTTATAGTGCACCGTGCTTACAAGCTGGAAATCTTGTAACGGGAAACGGTATTGTCAATTCTAAAATCGGTGTTAATCATTTTGTATGCTTTTCTCCGGCTGATTCGAGGTTTTTTGATATATACAATGTCATGTATGCAGAGGGGAAAGAAACTACATTAGATTATGAGCCTTACGGATATTTTTTTGATGTTAAAGTGACTGGAGAGAATCTACTTTCTAACAATCCTAACGATTGGCAAATAGGTAAAGGAATATCGTGGAGTACTTATCCTAACGACGCAATCATGATATATTCTGTTATTAACAGTGCAGTAAACGTTATTAATCTAAAGTCATCAAATGCATACTCTTTTGTTAATAATAGCGGAGAAATAGTAATCAAACGAATGATAGAAAGAGATTCGAGCGGAAAAGGCATTAAAGATCATAACATTCGCTCCAACAAATATACTTTTGTGACGAATCAGAACACAACGAATATTATTCTACGGGTTGAGAAGATAGACGGCACAGAACTATTAAGTACGGATATTGAGTTTATTAAAATTATGCTTGTAGAAGGAGAGGTAAACGAACTCACCCCTTACGAACCTTACACCGAGCAATTTGTACAAATCGCCCTTAATGAGCCGTTGAGAGGTATTGGAGAGTACAAGGATACAATCACAAAGGATGGAGTTGTGAGAAAGATATATCCGCCGTATGAAATCAACTTAAATGATTTGAGAGATGGTGGCTACTCGAGGACAAACACTGTGATGTTTAGTGTAAAAGTGCAAAATAAAACAGTAGGATATGCAAGTTTGAAACCGTCTATTCTCTGTAATATACTTCCGGATTGCGGCTTGCAAACGGGGAATATATACAATGACGACAAAGAATGTATTGCCGTAGGCGGCGCTATTGTCTTATTTAGAGTAAATAAAAGTCGATTGAAAGACATATCATCTTTCGAAGCTATAAAGCAGTCATTTATCGAACTTATGGCGGACAAGAAGATGATTGTGGAATATGCCCTTGAAACACCAGTAACCGAACCTCTCCCAGAATCTGCACAACAGCAATTACAAGCCCTGCACAGCGAGAACGGAGTGGCACATGTATTTGTAGACAGCGGAGAAGTACCATGTGGAATCAAACTCACATACAGAAAGGAGATTTAATATGAACTACGCAAAAATCATGGAAAACGGAACTGTAAGAATCAGCTCCATCAAGAAAGAGGGCTACAAGCCACTCAAGGAAGAGAAACCAGAGGGATTTAGCAATCTAGTCTTTGTCGGCTATACCGAAACAGAAGAATTTGTAATCAAAGAATATGAAGCAGTCGATGATGGTATGAGCGCCTACGGAAAGTTACAAAAGGACTTAAAAGCAACACAAACGGCACAGGAAGTCACAGACCAAGCGGTGCAGGAGTTAATTCTTGCGACTATGAAAATGGGGGTGTAAATTATGGCACAGTTTTTAGCTAATAGGATCAAAGGTGGACACTTGGCAATCGGCGAGGTACCGGAGAGCTTAAAAGAGCAGGTGCAGGCGTTACTTTAGGAGGAGAATATGCTTAAATGGCTGAAACAGAGATTTTGTAAACACAAGTACCGTAAGCATTATGACAAGGCTACAAAGGGGTATGTGCGGCGTTGTGTAAAATGCGGAAAAATTGAATAAGTAAGGCATTAGCACATAGAGATATGTGTTATTTTTATGCCTTTTGGTCAGTAGATTAGACCTTAAACAGTCAATTCGTGGTGGATGGTTACACACCTTAAACAACCTAAGACGAAAGGAGAATAGGAACATGAAAACAGATTTTTTAAAAGGACTTGGATTGGAGCAGGATGTAATCGATAAGATTATGGCAGAGAATGGAAAAGATATTGCAGCTGAAAAGGCAAAGACAACCAAAGCAGAGGGTGAGCGCGACAATTACAAAAGTCAGCTTGAGACAGCAACAGAATCTTTGGAAAAGTTTAAAGATGTTGACCCAACAGCTATGCAGGGAGAAATCGACAAACTGAATCAGCAGTTAAAAGATAAAGATGCCGAGTATGCTGCAAAAGAAGCGGACCGTATCTTTTCCGACACGATCAAAGAAGCAATCAAGACGGCCGGCGGTCGCAACGAAAAAGCAGTTATGGCTATGCTTGATATGAACGCTTTGAAAGAATCGAAAAACCAGTCTGAGGACATCAAGAAAGCATTGGAAACCGTAAAGGAGTCTGATGCTTATTTATTTGGCTCTGATGAGCCTTTTAAGAACCCAGTGGGAGCAACTGGTGGTTCTGGTACTGGTGGAGATAACTTCTCTGCAATCAGAGCGGCTATGGGGCTTCCGGCAGAGAAATAATTAAGAAAGAAGAGGTAAATAATTATGGCAAACACAATCGCATTAAGAAAAGCGTATTCTACAATGTTGGATGAGGTTTACAAACTGTCATCCCTTACAGCGGTTCTGGACGGACCGAATGAACTTGTAAAAGAGGGAGCAAACGCGAATGAGATTCTGATCCCGAAAATGTCCATGCAGGGACTTGCGGACTACAATAAGCAGACAGGCTATGTTGCAGGTGATGTGACACTTGAATACGAGACTAAGAAATGTACTTATGATCGAGGCCGCATGTTCACTGTGGACGCTATGGACAATATCGAGTCTGCAGGTGTTGCCTTCGGACGTCTTTCCGGAGAATTTTTGAGAACACAGGTTGTTCCGGAGCTTGACGCTTGGAGACTTGCATCTTATGCAGGATACGCACCATCTACTAATAAAGTGGCAGCAGCGATTGCAGATGCGAAAGCCGGAATTGCAGCAATTAGAAAAGGCAAGACTGCTATTAAAAATGCGGAGGCAAAGCCGGAAACCTGTTATCTGTATATCTCTGCCGCACTCAAAGGGGATATTGAGGACCTTGATACAACGGCATCCAAGAAAGTTCTGGAAGGCTGGGCTGGAGTGATTGAAGTTCCTGAGGGAAGATTTTTCGACAAAGTCACGTTGACAGCATCTGGAGCCGGCGGCTTTACAACAACAGGCGGTAAGAAGATTGATTTCTTGATTGTTGACAAGAATGCAGTAATCCAGAATCAGAAGCACACTGTATCTAAGATCATCACACCGGATCAGAACCAGGATGCAGATGCTTGGAAGTTCGGATATCGTACCGTAGGTATCGCAGAGGCGAAAGATAACAAGAAAGTGGCTATCTATGTACATACTGCAGTGGTTTAATAGCCACTGTATTGATAAAGACGAGACAGGGGTGAAAATATGGCATATTCAAAGAAAACATGGGTTGACGGTGAGGTCATCACGAAAGAAGCAATGAATAATATTGAAAATGGTGTTGCCACTGCTGATGCTGGCATTCCGGTAAATGCAACAAAAGCAAAAGCCGGGGTAGTGAAGCAAGCAACGCTTGTACCGGAAGCTGCGGGAACAAACGTAACAAAGGAAGAGTTCAAGGCATTGCTGGACGCATTGAAAGCCTCTGGACAGATGGCAAGTTCATAGGAGTGCATCGTCGTGATTACAGTAGATTTTAGCTTTTACAAGGAAAAATATTTTGGGACTTTGATCGAGGAAGAACAGAAGTTTCGACAGCCGATCATGAAGGCAAACACTTATTTAAAACAGAACATGTATATGAACCCGAGTGAAGAAGATATGGAGCTGGTGAAGTTGTGCTTGTGCGAAGTTTCGGAAATGATTTATCAAGACGATGTAAACAAGCGAGAGCATGGTGGAAGGGAGGTTCAATCCGAAAATACAGATGGATATTCTGTAAGCTATGCAACCGAGGCGGAGGCAGGAAAGATCGCGGTGAATTCTTTGCAGATTAAGATATACGAGGTCATTCAAAGATATCTAGCCCATACCGGGCTTCTATATTTGGGGGTGGAATAGTGGTCACAAATGCAACGATTACAATTTTCAACCGTATCCCGGATAAGGTCAGCAAAAAGTTTGTTTATGTCCCGCATGCAATCCAGAGAGTATGGTTTCACACAAAACAGAAAAGCAGTGTAGGGGAAAACGGTCTGAAAAGCGCAGATGAATATCAGATCAGGATACCGTATTCGGAGTGCGAGAACTGGTTGCCGAGTGATGAGTTTTTAAGATCAGAAACCCCATCCCGAAATTGGACTGTACAAAATGGTGATTTGTTTATTGTTGGAATATGGAACGGTGCAGATCGTGTAAGTGGGATAAACGAGATTAAAAAAGAGTTCTCAGGAGTGGTAGGGGAGATCCTAAGCCATTCTGTGAACTTTTTTGGTTCTTCTAAACACATTCGGTTAGGTGGTGGCTCTTAATGACAAAGATTAAGCTAAATATAGATCCTGTGGATAAAATTCTGCTAAGAAGAAAGTTGAATAAGAACGGAGACGGACAGAGATTTTTTACTCACGAAGTAAGGAGGTTGTCAGATCCGTATGTCCCTAGGCGCACCGGGGTTATGAAAAATACTGCCATAGAGCAGATAAACAAAATAACATATCCACAGCCTTATTCTCGCCGACAGTATTACGAGCATAAAGGTGACGGCTTAAGAGGTCCGCAATGGGATAAGCGCATGTGGAACGACCGTGGCGAAGAAATCATAAAAGCCACGGCGAAATATTGTGGAGGAAAAGCAAAATGAGTGTGGCAAGTAAAGTTGTGGAATTTATTCAGACGTGTCCTTTTCTCGAAGAATTTGCAGAACTCTTTCCAGTCGTTCATTTGGACAAATTAGAAGAAGACACGACAGCATACTGTATTGAAAGCACTCCAGTAGAACCGATCTTGAAGAGGTACACGAATGGGGACACCATAAGGCAGTATGTTTTTTCTCTATGTTCAAGAGAGCTTTACGGAGAAGAAGAGAACAAAGATACATCTGAATTTTACGAAAAGTTTTCTGATTGGCTGGAAGAGTGTACGAGCGCAGGCAATTTGCCGGATTTAAGAGGAAACTTGCAGAGCAGGTCTATCCGAGCGACAACGGATGGATACCTGTATGATGCACAAGAAACAAAATGCCAGTACAGAATACAGTGTCAATTTATTTACTTTAAACGGAGGTAGAAAGAATGAAAATGAACTTACAATTTTATGCGGAAGCAAAAGAATCTGGAGTTGAGCAGAGATACCAGCAGCCGGATTATATTGATGTGACAGGTGGCGGCGAAATGCCACAGTTTGAACTTCTCGGAGTTGGAGTGACACAGCTGGATAACTCTCCTTCAGCTCAGACAACTTCAAAACGATACGTGAATCAGAAGTCAGCTACACAGTCAATTGGATCGTATGAATGGACAGCGCCGCTCGAGTTTGATTTGATTCGCTCAGAGAAGGCAATCCAGTTTATTGCAGATATTGGAGAGAATGAAAAAACAGGTGTAGAAGCTGAAACGCTTTACGTTAAAGTTTATCTTAATAAGCCTGTGGACTTAAAAGAAAATACTTTCGAGGCTAGACAAAGGAGAGTCGCAGTAGAAGTTGCGGAATTCTCTGACAACGATGGAGAAATTCAAGGATCGGGAAATCTCCTTGGCAAAACCGACTGGGTTAAGGGAGAGTTTAATACCAAAACGAAGACATTTACGCCAGCGGGGGAATAGTATCCCCTGCTGATAATGCCTTAATTGGACAGGGGAAAATTGGCAAGGCAAAGATTGGAAAGAAATAGGAGGAGCTTGCAAATGAAAATCAACAACGTAGAACTCGATTTTAACTTATACGATGCAGATAACGTGGAGTTAAGGAAAAGGTATTTTGGAAAACTGGATGAAATGAAAACGGTTGTAGAGGACATTCCAGACGGTACAGAAACTGAAAAGCATAGGTACTTGTGCGGAAGAGTTAAGAGTATTTTTGATGCAGTCTTCGGCGAAGGGACTGGGGTTAAAGTGTGCGGCGCAAAAGACGATTTGTTAGTTTGCATGAAAGCTTATGATGAACTTGTGTCTGAACAGGTAAGACAAGACAATGAGTACCTAAAGATCATGCAAAGCATTGCTAAAAAAGGTAAGGTATCGAGCGGAAGCAGGAATAAGAACAGAAGGAATGCAAGATGAGCATTTTAACAGAGTTCTTTCCGGAATCATTGGTCGTAGACGGTGTGGAATGTCTGATACATTCAGATTTTCGCACCGTTTTAAAATGCAACAAAATCATCGAAAGGGAATCAGAGCTTTCCCGGGAGTCTTTGTTAGAGATATTGCAGATGTTTTATAAGGGCTGCACGTTTTTTACAGAGGAGCACATCGAGAAAATGTTCTGGTTCTTTTCTTGTGGGAGAGAAAAAAAGAAAAAGAGATTCCCACGGAAGATTGCAGGATTGAATGATAAACAGTCTTTTGATTTTGAAGAGGATGCGGAGCTGATATACGCAGGATTCCAACAACAGTATGGAATTGATCTGCAAAGAGAAAGAATGCACTGGTGGAGATTTATGATCTTGCTCGATAATTTCGGAGCAGATACAAGGCTATCTAAAGTCATGGAATATCGCACAACGGATACTGCGAATAAGAAACTCGGAAAAGAAGAACGGGCTTTCTTCCAAGCAATGCAGAGATATTATGGACTGGATAAAACGGTAGTTGTGGACGAGCATACAAAGCAGCTTGAAGAAGCGCTTATGAACGGTGGAGATGTAAGTGGATTGTTGTAAGGTGGTGAGCAAATGGCAGACGGTAAAGTCGTAATCGAAACAGATCTGGATTCTTCCGGGATAGAAAAAGGACTCAAGAAGTCAGAAAAATCTATGAAATCACAAGCTGCCAGTATGGCAGCAGAGTACCGGAAACAGGGAATGAGTGCCAGTGATGCGTTTAAAAAGGCGTGGAGTGAGATAGAAAGAGGTTCGTCAGCATCTGCATCCACAGCGAAACGAGAATTTAGCGAAATGGGGCAGAGCGCAGAACAAGCGGCGAGTCATGCAGAACGAGAGTGGAAATCATCCAGTACCGGAATTGGAAGTGCGATATCTAAAATAGGAAGTTTAGCATCCAAAGGTTTAAAGGTCGCAACTGTAGCGATCACGGGAACGGCAGCAGCACTTGGTGGAGTTTCGGCAGCGGCAATCAAGGTGGGTTCTGATTTTGAATCTCAGATGTCTAGAGTCAAAGCTATCTCCGGAGCAACAGGAGAAGAATTTGAAAAATTAAAAGAACAAGCAATTCAGCTTGGTGCAGACACTGCATTTTCTTCCAAACAGGCAGCGGAGGGTATGGAGAACCTTGCAGCAGCCGGGTTCGCTACGAACGAGATTGTCGATGCGATGCCAGGATTGTTAAGTCTTGCAGCTGCCGCAGGAGAAGATCTTGCAACAAGTTCAGATATTGCAGCTTCCACCCTTCGAGGGTTTGGGCTAGAAGCAAAGGATATGGCGCATGTGGCGGATGTGCTGGCTGCAAATGCAAATAGGACAAACTCTTCGGTGGCGCAAACTGGAGACGCGATGAAATACGTTGCGCCTCTTGCAAGGGCAGCAGGGCTTAGTTTGGAAGAAACAGCAGCAGCAATCGGTATCATGGCAGATGCCGGAATACAAGGAAGCCAAGCAGGAACAACGCTTCGCGGAGCGATTTCAAGGCTTTCTAAGCCAACGGATGACATGCAGGAAGCCATGGATGAATTAGGGATTTCTTTCTATGATTCCAATGGCAAAATGAAATCCTTAACCGAGCAGGTAGGAATGCTTCGCAAAGCCACGGAAGGCATGACAGATGAGCAGAGGAACAATCTCCTGGTTACTCTATATGGACAAGAAGCATTATCTGGAATGATGGCTCTTATCAATGAGGGAGAAGGCTCTCTTGGAGATTTGACAGAAGCATACAAGGCCTGCGATGGAGAGGCGCAGAAAGCAGCAGAAACGATGCAGGATAATCTTTCAAGCGCCCTTGAGCAGTTGAGCGGATCAGCAGAATCTCTCGGAATTGTTTTTTATGAAAGTGTAGCTGAAAACCTTAAAAAGACTGCACAGTCGGCAACAGACAGCGTAAACAACATCGCGGACGCATTTAAAAGCGGTGGAATGAATGCTGCAATCCAAGCGGCAGGAGATGAGTTTGCGAATCTTGCGACAGCAGCAGCGGAACACGCACCGGAGATGGTTGACACCGCAGTAGATTTTATCGAGTCTTTTGGAAGTGGGATTACTAAAAATAAGAAGAAGCTCTATAACAGTGCTGTTGATATGGCGGAGACACTCGGAACCGGACTAGCAAGGATACTTCCGGATGAATTGGAAAGACCAGTTGAGAGTGCAGTGAAATCCATTGCATCATCTCTTAATTCCGGCGGTCTAAAGAAAGCCGGGAAGACGGTAGAGACAACATTTAAAAATGTAATCGAAATCGTTGGTAAATTAGCAGACGTAGCATTGCCGCCACTCACAAAAGCAATTGACTTTGCAGGAGATCATTTTGATTTGCTTGCAACATCGGCAACAGCTACTTTTACAGCATTTAAAGGATATAAGATTTTTGCAACTACATCCAAAGCAATGAGCGGATTATCTGCCACTGTAAAAATGTTATCGGCGGCAGAAAAAGCTAACACACTGCAAGTATTGGAAGCTTCCGGAGCGCTGACAACCAAAGAAATGGTGGTCGGAGTGCTGACAGGAAAGATTACACTTGCAACAGCTGCACAGACAGCTTGGAACACAGCCATGAATGCCAATCCAATAGGGATTGTGGTTACGGCGATTGGAGCCTTAACAGCTGGGCTCGTAGCCTATAAAATAGCAACGAATGACTCCGAAGCCTCTCAGTACGCATTGACTGAAGAACAGAAGAAAGCGAATAAAGAGATACACAAACAGTACGAAGCATATAAGGAACTGGATTCTGCGAGAAAAGATGCAATGAGCGGCATAGATGCTGAGTATGCTCATTTAACGGAACTTAAAGACGAGCTTAACGCCTTAATTGATACAAACGGCAAAGTAAAATCCGGATATGAGGATAGGGCAAATTTTATCGTAAGTGAACTCTCGAGCGCCTTAGGGCTTGAAAAGGAGCAGATCTGGGAGATTATTAATGCAAATGGAAATCTGGAAGATTCCATTGATCAGGTCATTGAAAAGAAGAAAGCAGAAGCTTACCTGAATGCAAATGAAGAAGCTTACGCCGAGGCGATTAAAAATAAGAGTAGTGCGCTACAAACCTATGTAGGCAAATTGGCAGAATGCAAAGAAGCCGAAGAAGCTTACAACGAAGCGCAGGCTGCAGCTACCTCCGTCATGGAAGAATATCAAGAAATGTTTAAAGCATCTCCCGAAGCAGCGCAGGCGTACATCGAAGCTCAGAATGGCGTGCTTGTTGCTGCGGAGGAAGCGAAAAAGACCTTTAAAGAACAGAAAAAGGCGTTAAGTGAAGCAGAAGAAAGATATGTAGGATATAATGCTACGATCCAAAATTACGAAGGACTCTCGAGTGCAATCGTCTCCGGCGATGCTGATAAGATTAACAGTGCTCTGTTTAACATGAAAAACAGCTTTATAACAGCTGAAACAGGAACGAAAAAGTCTCTTGAAAAGCAGGTTAAAAACGCCGAGAAAGCCTACAAAGACATTCAAAAAGCGATCAAAGACGGCACTCCGGGAATAACGCAAGAAGCGGTAGATGGCGCTAAACAGATGGTAGATGCAGCCAAAGCAGAAATGGACAAGTTTGAGGCAAAAGCGAAAGAGTCTACAAAGAAAGCCGGAGACGGAGCGGTTCAAGGATTGAACGAGAAGATGCCGGATTTTACAAATTCGGCTAAAAACTCAGCTCTAGCTTGGACCATGGGCTTCCAAAATTCAGAGGAGTTTCTAAAAAGCGGTAAGAAAGCGGGATGGAGCGTTAAGCAAGGCGTAGATTCCACGCAGCAAGAAATCAACGAAAGTGGAATAAACATTTCCGATTCCCTGAATAAGAACTTGGGATCTGCTGACACAAAAGCAACCGGAAAGGCAAAACTGCTTGAATACAACCTTGGCATAGGAAGTCAGAAAGGAAATATCGACAAAACATCTGATTTGATTGCAGAATCATCCAACAAAAAGCTTGGATCCAAAGACACGAAAAAGACTGGTTCTAAAAAGCTATCTGAATACAATTTCGGTGTAGGAAGTCAGAAGGGCAATGTCGATAGCACAGCGAGAAACATAGCAAATTCCGCAAATAGTATCCTAGGTAGTGCAGATACAAGAAGCACAGGTTCTTCTCAGGGTGGAAAATATAACAGTGGTCTGGGATCCATGAACGGAAATATCAATTCCACAGCAATTGCTTTATCTGACACGGCTAACAGAGGTCTCGGGGCTGCAAATACAGCAGGGACGGGATCTAATCAAGGTTTGCGTTTCAGCAGAGGTGTAGGAAGTGTAAGCGCGTATAGCGATGGAGCATCCGTTTCTGAAACAGCGAAAAGCGGTATGGGATCAGTAGATGCAAGTGGAACTGGAAGTAACTTCGTGCAAGGATTTGTTAATGGATTTGGGTTAGTAGATGTTTGGAATGCTGCCAAGAGCATCGGTGAACAGGCGTTAGGTGCAATTAAGAAATCATTAGGTATTCATTCGCCTTCGAGGGCAGCAATGGCTCTTGGTGAGTTTTTCGGACAAGGTTTTGTACTAGGAGTCGGAAACAAAGAGAAAGAAGTTGCGAAAACATCTAATAAACTCGGAGAAATAGCTCTAAATTCGTTAGATTTAACATCTGTATCACGTCGCGCGAGAGAAGTTATGGCATTTAATTCTAGTCGCATCTCACAAGGAATCGCCGGAAGAAATATGCAGATACAGCATATTGTTGAGCAGGACAAAAATCGTCTTACAGATCGTGAGATAGAAGCAATCGGAAAAGGTGTTGCAAGCGTAGTGAATGCTCGAATGGAAGAATTTAGGTTTATTTTCAAAGAAAGAGAGCTAGGAAGAGCAGTAAGGAGTGTGACGTAATGAAAATAACGGATATTTATTATCTAAACAGCAGGGGCGAGAAGCTAAATCTTCTCAGCCCTCCTTATCAACTTCAGACAGCCAATTTATTTGATTACAGCTGGGATTATTCGAGTATTGCAAGGCGCAGAAGAGGGCAGATAACAGCGTTCGCAAGAGGAATTACGACTTTTACATTATTACTCGGCGTGAATGGATACAACGAAAAAGTATATCGAGATGCAATAGATCGATTTTATGAAGTAACAGAATACGACTTACTAAATCTAACACCTGGAAGGCTTTATGTTGGAGAATTTTATATAAACTGCTACATTAAATCATCTAAGAAAACAGACTGGGAGTGGGGAATTGAAACACTTGATAATGAAATCGAAGTGATTGCTGACTATCCTCATTGGTGCCGAGAAAAGGAATATCATTTCTATATGTCGTCTCAGTCTGTGATTGACGAGAGCGCCAAGGAGGAAAATGATAATATTATCCGATTTGCATCGTTAGAGCAGGATTATAAACATGATTATCCACGGAAATATCAGACGAGATACCATCCGGCAAAAAAACGGTATTTGCGAGATTATAAATATGATTACTATCACAATCATCAACTGGCACGATTGGACAATGATCATTTTGTAGAAACTGATTTTAAAATGACTATTTATGGTCCGTGTACTGAGCCGAAAATTTGGATAGGTGATCACCTTTACCATGTAGCCGCAACATTATACGACTCAGAATATCTCGTGATTGATAGCAGAGAGAGAACGGTTGTGCGCTATGCAAGAAACGGCGTGCAAGAAAACTGTTTCGGGAAAAGAGATAATAAAAATTACGTTTTCCAAAAGATTCCGCCTGGTAAGAGTGCAGTGAAATGGAATGCAACATACTCCTTCGATCTCACGCTTTACCAAGAAAGGAGCGAGCCACCATGGAGATGATTTTGACAGATGTGGATAGGTTGGAACTGTCCTATCTCGACATTGCATCTTATATTGATATAGATGTAGGCAACACGAATGACTTTGAAATTAGCCTATCAAGGGAAGATGTAAGACGATACGATGTAAAAAAGGGTTGTTGCATATTTGCCCCGGGTACTGAGTTTGGTGGAATTATAGAGGATGTACAGAGTAATACCGAGGATGCAGAGATAACTTTTACAGGGTATACTTGGCGAGGACTGCTTAAACACATGGTTATAGAGCCGCCTAGCGGGCAAGGATATTTGACAGTGTTCGGAGATGCAAACCGGGTATTGGGAAAAGTGCTAAACAAAGGTACGGGGCTTCTTTTCGAGGTTCCGGACTCTGCATCTGGAATAAACATCCCTAAATATCAATTTCGGTACATTCCCGCCCTCGAAGGGCTTACAGCGATGTTGGAAAAATCCAAAGCAAGGCTCGATATACAAGCGGTGCAGGGAGATGCCGGAGAGCCTTTTAAGTTGCTTATCAGGGCTGTAAGGATTAAGAATTACAGCGAAGATGTGGAGTATAACGGCGATAATCAAATTGGGGTGTCTGTTAGGGATTTCAGGGCTGGCATCAATCACCTAATCTGCCTCGGAAAGGGAGAACTTGCAGAACGAACAGTGGTGCATTTGTATGTACAGTTAGATGGCAGCATCGGAAAGAAACGGTATTATACAGGCACTGATGAGCGGACGGCGGTCTACGATTATTCCTCGGCAGAAAATGCAGAAGTGCTTGAAACTGAGGGAAAGAAGCGATTGAAAGAGTTGATGAATTATAAATCAGCAACCGCAAATACATCTAAAACGGATTTGGCGATTGGAGATATTGTATCTGCGAGAGATCGTGATACTGGCGTATCGCTTAGTCGTCCGGTAGTAAATAAGATCTACACTTATCAAAATGGTATAGAAACATTGGAATGTAAATTGAAAGGAGAACAATAACATGGCTTTAGAATTAGTAACAGGATACTGGGGGATAGAGCACGTTACAGCAGAGCAAGATGCGGACTTAAATGCCGGAATCATCGGCTCGGGTAATTATGTCTTAAACATTGGAGAGAAGATGCGTGCAGAGGCGGTATCTGCGAATCAAGTGCGGATTTTTGACGGCGTATTTATGGCATACGGTAGACAATGTATTTTAGGAGACGGAGAGTACGAAGATGTAACAATCGAAAATGGTACACCGGGATTACTCCGAAACGATATGATCGTTGTGAAATACAAGAAAGACGAAGAATCCGGGAAGGAAAATGTTACATTCGCAGTACTTAAAGGAGAGACTGGAAGTGTCGGAAAGGATCCAGTGCCGAACAAACAGGACATCCGATCGGGAGCATTTGAATCAGAAGTACCGATGTATCGAGTTAAGATTAATGGGCTTGCAATCGAGAAAATAGAGCCACTGTATAGCATCCCTATGACAAATGATGATTTGTCCACTGGATTGGAAAAAGTAAATAAACAATTGGCTGTAAAAACTCGAACAATCGAGGGTAGCTATTTGACTGCGCAGGTTGTGGAATATGGCAATTTAGTATGGTTTAGAATAAGCGCCAACACTAAAACCACACTAAACAAAGGTACTGAATACAAACCGTTCAGCATTTCTTCCAGTGCGCCTTTGTTTTCCGTGTATCGGCGCATCACCATTGATGAGTTAAAATCATTTAATTTTAAAATTGACCAAAGTGGACAAGTAACGATTATACCAAACGTACAAATCCCTGAAGGGACTGGTATTAATGTGAGCGAACTGTACCTTAAAAAATAAAAGAGTGCTACATTACCTCGTATACGGTCATGCGTGTCCATTGGGTATCTTTAAATGTAACAGTTAATTTGCCGTCATTTATTTCCCGGCTAACCACGTCACTTTCTGCACCTATTACTGTTTTAACCCATTCGTTTGTCCGTATGAATAGTAAATAAGCATATGGAGGATATGCGTTTTCACTGCCGTATAATCTGCGGAAAAATACAAGATACATGTGGTCTTTGCGCATGCTCTTTTTCATAGTCAACGATTTGCTGCCTTCTTCTGGGGAAATCACATCGTCCCAGAAAGCAAATTTGCCTAGCGCAGACGACATGTTTTTTACTTTTGTATCTAGATCAGATGTTTTCTTTGACAAATCATCATTTTTTTATATAAATCGAAAGGAGATGATAACATGAAACTATTATTTGCAGATGGACAGACATTGCAAGTACAAGCAATCTCATCGGAAGATGGGAAACTGCATGTAAGTGTCTTAAACAACTGCTATGAGCAGTTAAAACACCTTTTTACAGATCCGATTACGACAGCAAGAATAGAAGTTGAAAACAATCATGGGGAAATCGAAGAGATATTCGAAAATTACACTATATTTTCGTACATCCGTGAAAATGCAGGAAAGATTTTCGAAGTAGAGATGGAGCAGCAGGGAAAAGATACCGAAACTCGTCTTGCAGAAGCAGAAAAGCGAGCAGAACAGGCAGAAAAGGAACTTACTGCAACACAGTTAGCGCTGTGTGAAGTATACGAGATGATAGGACAGATGCAGGCATTGCTTAAGCCCGGAGAGGTGGATGGCAATGCTTGATTTTTTGCTATTTTTAATGCGGAAGGAGGTGGGAGATATGGCAGTAGTTTACGCAACATTAATCATTAAAGGAGTAAAAACCATCGATGATGTACCAGAAATAATTTTGGAGCAGGTGAAACAGGTTTTGAAAAAGTTAGAGGTCGAAATCTAGGAGAGTGAGGGATTAAGAACATGGAAAAATTATTTAACAACTTAAGTATGGTAATCGGTGCGGTAGGAGGAGTTATCGTATACTGGCTCGGCGGGTGGGATATTTTGCTAAAAACGATTCTATTTTTAGCTGTAATCGACTACATAACAGGCATTTTAAAAGCTATACACCAAAATCAGCTCTCTTCCGAGATTGGATTTAAGGGGCTGATCAAGAAAATAACAATGTTTATCGTGATTGCAGTAGCATTTGCAATACAAAAATTATTAAATGATACCGTTCCTTTGCGAGAAGTAGTGATAATGTTTTATATCGCGAATGAGGGTATTAGTTTGTTGGAAAATGCAGCTGTTATGGCTCCGATACCGGAAAATTTAAAAAATGTATTATTGCAATTAAGGGAAAATGATTCAGAGGGCGAGTGATCGTCCTCTTTTGTTTTAAAAAGCAGGAAGGAGAAAGAATATGGCGCATTTATTTGTAATCGCAGGACATGGAGCAGGAGATCCGGGAGCATGTGCAAATGGATTTAGTGAGGCAGAGAGAGTAAGAGCATTAGCAACGAGAATTAAAGCACTCGGCGGCGATCGGGTTACTCTGGGGGACTTTAACAGAGATTATTATGCAGACAATGGTATCAGTAGCCTCGACATCCCGGCTGACTGGCAGATCACAGAGTTACACATGGATAGCGCAGCAGCAGGAGCCAAAGGAGGGCATGTCATTATTAAGGCAGGATTTGATCCGGATCAGTACGACAATGCCCTTGCAAGTTTTATCGGCGGTGTTTTACCGGGACGATCAAATCTGATTGTTGGCAGAGATGATCTCGCTAATCCAAACAGAGCAGCAGCAAGAGGATATAGCTATCGTCTCGTAGAGGTTGGATTTATTACAAATACTGGAGATCTTACGATTTTTAATAATCAGATGGATGGCATTGCAAGAGGAATCTTGGAAGCGTTTGGAATTAAGAGCAATGCAGAGCCACTAAAGCCAAAAACACCTCTATGGTATCAGGCACATGTATCTGGTAAAGGTTGGATGGATGCGGTAAACGGAGGTATCGCCGGAACCGTGGGGCAGAATCGGGCACTGGAAGCAATCAAGATTGACATGCGTAAGTTGGACTTTAAGATCAAGGCTCGGGCGCATATCCAAAATATCGGGCTTAAGGATTTTGGATACATCAAACACGATACCGTCATCGGGACGACCGGAAAAGGTCTGCATTTAGAAGCAATCGAATTGATTGCAGAGGGGCTGAAAGGAAAGAAACTGCAGACCAGAGTGCATATCCAAGATATTGGTTGGACTCGCTGGACATCTGGCATGATCGGAACGGTCGGCATGAACAAGAAAATCGAAGCGATTGAGCTTAGATTGGTATAAAAATATCCTCCCTTCGCAATGAGGGGGAGGATGAAAAAGAATATATTGTATCATCTTAATTTAAACGCGTTAGTAACACGTTAGTAACAAAAATGCTTGAAAACCCACTAAAATCGTGATATGAAATTAAA